CCGCATTTAAAGTCAATGCACGGAATGTCGAATTCGTACTCACCTACGTGTGTTGTAGGCACCTCACTTGAGGTTTTTAAGAGATGGTCTTAGAAAGCGTTTAATCCTTTTGTAAATGCTGGGTCTTGCTTGGGGCGTGGGTTGTGCATCTCCGGGAGGAGCAGAGGGAACCTCTAAAAGAGGATATATATTCAAAGAGGGTGGAGTATGAGCTTGATCCGCAATTTCATCTTCTTCTATCACTTCTGCGACTCTATCTGGCCGAAGAGGGGACACATGAAGCGAGGGCGTGATCGCGTTCAGACTATAATCGAAATAAGGCGATGTTATGACGTCTACGACAGTGTTGAGAATAAAGTTCCAACCTTGTGTGTACGGTATATTGAAATCTAGCTTCCACTCGAAGTGAGGCTCAAAGGGCGCTGCCTCATGGCACTCAATAATCATGTCAACTACAAAGTTGTACATGGCTTTTCCAGATTTCGTTATATAACTGTCCACAGCGGGGACTCCAGTCCACTTGACGTTCATAAATTCGCTACCTTTCAAGTGACAGACCATATTATTGAAATTTCCTGCGTTCACGATAACATTTGATCGCCATCTCAAAGAAATGAGAGAGGTAAATTCCAATTTGCTCCAGCCGGCGCCAAAGGAGGAGTACTCCTCATGAACACCAGATGTGTTTTGAGAATTGAAAGTTACAGTATTGGTGGTCAACTCCGTGAGGAGGAAGGGATTGTCAAATTCCACTGTCTGCACATGCACCCCATCAAATTCGGGGTTAGAAAGGGGCATACCTATTCCTACTGCTTTTCCATTGTCTGGGGTCGTACCTTCCATGAGCCTGTCATAAGAGGTACGTGTGATAAATATTCTTTTGGGTTCCTTAAGAGGATCCAGTTTGAGGCCTATATTGTCACTATAGTAGTTGCCTGTTACTGAACCTGAAAATTCTTCGGTTGGTAAATTACCTTTCATATGCACGGGCCCAAACCCCGCTATATCTCATGGTTGTAGTCCTATGAACTCTAATACATATGAGATCTCCAATTGCCCTAAAGTTCTAGAGTTACTCTTGGGGTCACACGAGGCTACCAACAACAGATTGAAAGGTGTTGATGCTGTAGAAGTGTCAGCAGAGTATCTCACCAGATTCTGGTTGAAATACACGGGTGACACACGTATCCAGGGTGTGGTTTTCCTAATAGGACCGGAATAATGTGGGGTCAATTTCCCGATCGTCTCTCTAGTAAAGGTGGAAGGAGCTGTTCCGTAGTCTATGCCCATGGATAAGTTTCCACTGGCCTGGTCTGACTCATCTGGTATGAATCGATAGGCTACAGATTTAATCTTGTAGGTCTCATATATAGTAGCGTATTTCATAAGCACAGGGGCGGCGGTAGAGATGTTAAAGGCCCCTTTGTACGTGGCTGATGATGCATTAGCGGCTGCTGTTATCAAGGAAACGAACTCTGTTCCCTTGACTGGGACGCCCATCATGAGATTGACGGGTTGTGTCTTTGCTGCTTTGTTTGGAGGATTTCTGGCTCGGTTTTTGGGCATGAGCTGGCCTTTCTTGCTTTTTCCTTGTTTCTTCATATTTAGCTTTCTGTATATTGCTTAGGGTGTTGTTTAGGTCTTTCAACAACCCTTCCGCTATTCTCACCTGATTTAACAAAGTGATTTCATAGGGATCTACTCCTTTGTCTTTCACACTATCCACATGCTCCACTTTCTCGTCAACTTCTGTCTCAAAACTCCAAGATCCTGGGCCAAGCTCCCTCTTCTCAGAGAGATCTTCTATCTCTGTCTGCTCTTTAGCTGTGTAGCTAAAAGGAACGTCGAAGAGGATAGGTTCTCTTTGCCTTTGGGCTTTCCTAGAGGTTATAATGCCATGTTTGTATAGTTCACCAAGAACTGCATACAGTTTGTACACTATAGCACTCCGGATTATGGGTGCTTTTGCCATAGATTTAGCTTTCGCTATAAGGATCTTCTTATTTGGGTAGACTAAAGATGCCGTGACTATTTTAACGGGTAGAGGTTGTTCTTCTCCTTCTACTATTTTATAGGAGTCTACAGTGGTATGGAGGTTAACTTTCCCTCCATTCTTCTGATCCAGGAAGTTCAACCAACTGATGTCAGGTTGGACATCAGTGAGTGGCATAGTCAGTGTTTTAAGGCACTTAACATTTGTATCTACTACAATGTTAAAAACCTCTCTTTCTGACTCGTCCACCACAATGATGTTAGGTTTCAACTTCACTGGGGGTAATGTTGTGCTCTGCTCTTTGCCGAGCACTTCTTTCGTTCGTTGAAGTGCGTTGAGTGAGTCTCTGGCGACCAGAGCCTCCACATATTCTGCTCTGTTCTGTAACAGCACCCTCTTCGTGCCTAATTTAGGCATAGCTTTCTCCTTTCCTTTCACTGCGAAGGATGTATTAGCTTGGGGCAACTGTAATGGTTCAGGCTCTTCCCACTCGGAAAAATAAATCTCCGTCATGGGGTCAGCTGGTATGTGTGTAGCGCGTGTTAGATTTCGTAATCTGGTTTTCCACGGAGCTCTGCTCAACATAATCTTCTCGTGTAATGTAGGAAACACTGGTTTCCACTCGTCTTTGTCTGGGCCTTCTTCCGTATACAGACCTGTAATCCACTTCAGGTTAGGCACGCCTTCCGACGTGGGGTATGAGAAATCTTCTCCTACCACTTGATATAGTTCAGGACTTTCACCTTTACCATTCCCCGAAGCTACTGCCATTAGTATAGCGACTGGAGGCGTGAGATCGATAGCTTTGTGCAGAACATTTGCAATCCTGGGGCAGAACGCGGCTCCTGTTACAAGGTAGCCTTTAGCTCTATCAAAGGATTGTCTTTGCTTAGCTACAGCCGACAGTTTGGTTCCGGCTGTGTTTATATCGTCTCGAGGGTGAAGCAAAAGCTCCAACCACTCGTCCTCCTCAAGACTGGGGACTAGAGTATATTTCTGTCCTTCCAGGCTTGTATAAGACCTCCACATGAATCTCATCCCTAAGAATTTGTTGTTTGTCCATAGCTGTCCATGTTCTGGGACCATGTCCAACTCTTCGGGGTGCCAAGTACCTTCTTTTACTACAAGGCCATGCTTCTGTAGCATAAACTTGGTAATCCACTTTTCATCGTGGAAATACTCGGGGTTTGTTTCAAGTTTGCTTATTAGGTCACTATACGCCAACGCAGATTTGGCTGTATCGAATAGGGTCGTCCCTACGGCTCCACTAAGCAGTCCGTCCTTTTGTTTGGAAAACACTGTCTCACCATCTACCATAAGGGATGGGTGAGATGCCATGATGGCCATAAGACTAAGGACTCTGTCCCACAATGGACTAGCCCCGTGTTGTTCCGTATAACAATTCGACAACCATTGGGTGACACCTACGATAGTGTCGAAATCAACACTACCGTCCATCTGTTTAAAGTCAGGATCTACACTGTAGACCTGACCACTAGGTTTTATCATAAACAGTTTGGCGTCATCACCATACAGGCCGATTTTGAAAAGGGTCTGCCTTTTTCGCATTGCAAGTTGTTTTAGTCTCAGCACCTGGTTGTACACACGATTTATTCCTCCGTGCGCCATGGACCACCCATAAGCATTCATGGAGACCTTTCCATCTGCAAGATCTCTATCCCATAATTTGAGGGAAGAGCACATAGGTTGCATGAGACAGCTAAACAGGAAGGAGAAATGTTTACCTTGATTGACATAGGGTCGTGTCTTTCTGTAAACTTCGTCCATGGCGTACCTGTCGGTTTTATTTTTAAGCTCAGATATAAATAGCTCAGGTTGCTCTTTAGCTAAAGTGCTTAGAGTTCCTGCCTCCAGGTGTTGTAGGACCAATGGGAGAACAGTTTCCAGAAGGGCTGGCATCGCCTCTTTACTAGATACCCAGTAGGGCGCTCCTGCCCCAGAGGAAGCAGTTATTTTCACATTCTCCATTAATACGTCCACATCGTGCCAATCAGGTAGCTCACCTGTGGGTAGGAGTTGTTGTAATTTCCTGGCTATGACGGAGGGCTTACCTTCCGACTTGCATTTGCGCGTGGTCAACTCCTTGAGCCTTGTTGAGAAGCCCATAGGTGTTCCAGATGTATAGACCACAGAGTCGCGGATTTCGACGAGTTTGTAGAGGGGGTACGCGGATAACGCTGCTGTCGACAAGATTGCATCTTGCCCACCCACTCTGCCAAAGTTCCTCTTCACACTAACATTACCTCGTTTTTGGTGTGAGGACTCAGGATGTATTTGAACATCCATGTACTTGAGATTACTCACTGGACAGTAATCTGCTATTTTCTTTAAACATGATAGATCTAGCTGTTGTTCTGCTACATCTAAGTTCTTGATCCCTCCTCCAAGTAACTCCTTCGACTGATCAAAGTCAGGGTCTGGGAGCGAGGAGAGCAGATCTCGTGGTGCTCCTTCTGCTAGGAGTTTCAGACCATGGAGATCTTGCTTCTTTGCTACGCCAACTTGCTGCAACATTTCTTCGATTGTATAACGGTCTTTAGATATGATTGGGTTTGACATCTTGAGAGTATTATTAGTAATCGTTTATGTTGTTTCAATGGCTTGTAAAAT